ATAGCCAGGGTAGAGATGCCTCCATAAACCTTTAGCTTTTGGCTAAAGGTTTATGGAGGCATCTCTACCCTGGCTATAAAGCCAATCTATGGATCTTATAAGAGAAAAATGCTGAGACCTCATGGGATACCAAAGCCCACAAGTGTTTATGTGTCTATACCATAATCTATAGCAAAGACCTTTCTAATAAAGTCAGAATTGACGACATCACCAACAGAAAGAGACCGAATGCTTTGACACAATTCGTCCACTTCGGCTTGTGTAGCGCCGTACCGACATAAAAAAGGTGAATAACCCAAATCTTCTGGAGCTTCGCCATCTAGAACATGGTGCAATTTCAGCACAGACACATCAAAACCAGAAAACCTATCTATAAGAGCCCTAAGAACGACGGTGTTTCCAGTGTGCATTAAGCCCATAACAACTGAAGCTGAATGTTTTAGGCCACGCAAACCTATAGGTCCACGGCCAGGAAAATCCCCTTTGGTGTGGCCAAGGCTGCGTAAAATGACACCTAAATTTAAGCACACTAAAACTTTACCGTCAATCAAAACGGGAGAATATTTGAAAAACTGTAAGCCTTCAAAAGCAACTGAGTCAAACGTAACAATGTATCCGCAGGATTCAGCACTGTCTAGAAACAACTGTTTTGTTTGGCTTTTACTTAAGACTCTGTATCGCTTCACGTAAGAAAAACGTAAAGCGATTAGCAACATGGCTATGTCATTCAAAATGGTGGTCAAAGTAGAACCACTAAACTCAATTGGTTGAACTGGTTTAACAAAAAGCTTTTGTTTAGGACGTTCAGGATTGACAACCTTGACGGTTTGTTTACATTGCTTAATGGCAAGTTCAACAAACTCAGACAAAATAGGGTCAACTGAAGCCCAGTGTGACAAAAACTCAAAAATAGCGACACCATTAGAAATGTCGCAAGAAGACAAATCTATGTTGGCACGCAATATACCGTCCGTACAGACGATATACAAAATTCCGTCATCAGAGTTAAACGCGAACAAGTCCTTATCGGACCTATAAAAGCGAACAAAAAGCTCTCGCAAAACCTGGACGGTAGGTGTACGGCATTTAAAAATTATAAAACTAAAACTTAAATACTCAGTAAACAAAATTTCTTTCATAAAGTCTATTAGACCATGTGTTAAGAGCGACCCCTCAACACTATAATCTCCTATGGTGCGACCATACTTCCCAGGCTTGGCCCATTCAGGGCACTTCAATTTGAGAAGTATGTGTTTCATAAAAAGATTATTATAAAGATTGCCTTGAGATTGTAAAAATCTTTTAGCATTTACTCTAAGCTGTTTCTTAGGATGGGGGTTATTGCAAAAATCAGACATATATTCATCCAGATCTTTGTGCAATATCAATAAAGGTTTTTGAAGATGCTGCAGCAATAAATTCTTAGTTCGACTCCAGCGCCTGTTATTACCTGGAGTAATTCTAAACATATCATATTGCTTTTTACGAGCTTCATCTTCCCATCCAACTATTTCGAACTTACGAACACATGTCTGTCGTCTAAAGGCCAATGAAAAATCTATTCATAATCTTTCATT